CGGGATCGGCAAGGCGCTGGCGGGAACGAGCTATCCCGCGCTGACCGCAGTCGGCTATACCGCCGCGTCCGGATATGGCTTTTATGAAAGCATCGATGGGGGCGCGTCCTGGGTCAAGAAGTTCACGCAGCCGAATAACAAGTACGACCAGATCAACGACCTTGCGGGCGATCCGGGGAAGTATGGCCGCTGGGCGATTGCCAACCAAGGTTCGGGGGTTGATCTTATCGACTACACCTATTCTATGGCCCAAACCTAGGCGGCCCCATCCATTTTGGAACGCCACTCTGGAACTCGTCCAGATCGTAGCAAAGCGCCACTGGCGGCCGCGGCTCGGGCCTGAATAGGCCTCTAAGAAACCTGAGCATATTGGGAACATGCCACGCCAGCCCGGCGATGTCATGCGGGAAAGTGATCCCACAGAGGGACGCCACATAACCAAGAGTTTCCCCAATAGGGGCAAAGCCTGACCGCTGGGCTTCAGCGGGCCAAAATCATCCATAGGATACCTATGAGCACCGAAACCGAGGGCACACAGGCCCTGCCGGAAGGCGAAGCTGTGGTCGAAACGCCCGCCATTGAAAACGAAGCTCCCGAGACGGGCACGGAGCAGCCAGCGGAAGCATTGGAAGAAGAGGCTCCCAAACCCAAGCACAAGCCTTGGTTTCAGGAGCGCATCGACCAGCTTACGCGCGAGAAACATGACGAACGCAGGCGCGCTGAGGCGGCCGAAGCCATTGCCGACAGACTGAGCAAGGGCGAGGCACCGAAGCAAGACACCCCGCAGGACGTAGATCGTCTTGTGGAGCAAAAGGCAGCGGAACTTACGCAACAGCGCGAGTTCAACGCAAAGTGCGACACCATCTATTCTTCGGGAAGCAAGGACTTTGGCGCCGAGTGGGATTCCACCCTCGCCAATTTCGGCATGTTGGGGGGGCTTAATCAACCCTTCCTCGAAGCCGTCACCCAGCTGCCCGATGCGCACAAGGTATTGCACCAGCTAGGCTCCGATATGGACGCCGCCGCCCGCATTATGAGCCTGCCGCCGATCCCCATGGCGGTCGAACTGGCGCGGCTATCAGCCAGGCCGGTCAAGACCGCCCCCGTAACCAAAGCCCCTCCTCCTATCGCCCCTCTCGACGGCGCCGGTTCTCCCGGTGGCGGCGAACCAGACCCGTCGAACACGGCGGCCTGGATCAAGTGGCGAGACGAACAAAGGGGCTGACCTCTCAACCCGAATGCCACGTCGCGATGACGTTGCTTTCCCTTCGCGGGACTTTTTCTCATGTCCAATAGCCTCCTTACTATCGACAAAATCACGAACGAAGCGGTTCGTTTGTGGAAGAACTCCAACGCCTTCTTGCAGAACATCGATCGTCAGTACGACGATCAGTTCGGCAACGCCGGAGGCAAGATCGGCACCTCGCTACGCATCCGCCTGCCGAACGACTACACCGTTCGTACCGGCGCCGCGCTGAGCGTTCAGGACACGACCGAACAGAAGACCACGCTTACCGTCGCCACCCAAAAGGGTGTGGACGTGGCGTTCTCGTCTGCCGAGCGCGCACTGAGCCTCGATGACTACTCGGAGCGCGTTCTGGCTCCTGCGATCAACAACCTCGCAGGCTCGGTTGCGGCCGACATCATCAGCGGTTCGGAAGCGATCAGCAACTTCAATGGCAAGTTCGACGGCTCGGGCAACCTCCTGACGCCGGACGCTTCGACCTGGCTGGGTGCGGGCGCTCTGCTCGACCAGATGTCGGCTCCGAAGGCTGGCCGCAAGGTGCTGCTCGATCCGTTGACGCAGGCTCGCACGGTCACTTCGCTGGCTGGCCTGTTCAACCCGGCGACCGGCATCTCGAAGCAGTACGCTTCGGGTGCGATGTCGAACGCGCTGGGCTTCGACTGGCTGATGGACCAGACCGTGCTCAAGCACACCACGGGTGCTTACGGCACGCTGGCCACTGTCAGCGGCGCTAGCCAGACCGGCAGCACGATCACGGTCTCGGCGCTCAACGGCCCGCTCAAGAAGGGGGACATCATCTCCTTCGCGGGCACCAACAGCGTCAACCGCATCACCAAGACCTCGAACGGCACTCCGATGCAGTTCACCGTCACGGCCGATGTGGCTGCCTCGGCGACGGCGATTCCGATCTATCCGGCCCTCACTCCGGGTAACGTGCAGTTCGCTACTTGCGATGCTTCGCCCGCTAACGGCGCGGCCATCACGGTCGTGACCAAGGCTTCGGCGGTCTATCGCAAGAACTTCGTCTATCTGCCTCAGGCGGCGACGATGGCGACGGCCGACCTCGAACTGCCCAAGGGCGTGCACGAGGCGGCGCGGGCGACCTATGACAGCACCTCGCTGCGCATGGTCACCGCGTACGACATCAACACCGATCGGCTGATCACCCGTCTGGACATCCTCTACGGCTACACCTGGGTTCGCCCGGAGTGGGCCTGCGTGGTTCCGGACATCGTATGATCAACGGGGGAGGGGGTTTCGGCTCCTTCCCCTTCCTTTTGACGGGGGCCGATGAATGATCGCCAACGACCTGATCAACATGGCTCTGCGCGCCTCCGGGCTTCTCGGCACCGGGCAAACTGCGCCTGCGGAGATGACCAATCAGGCGCTGTCCTCGCTCAATATGACCATCGGCCAATGGGCGGCTAAGCGCTGGCTCACTTATCGCACGGTCAATCTGACCGCCACCGCCACGGGCGCCACGAGCTACACGGTCGGCCCCGGCGGCGACTTCAACATCTCGGCCCGTCCGCAGTCGGTCGAATCCGCCTTCATCAGCATGAACATGGGCACGCCGCAGCAGATCGACACGCCGATTGAGGTTCTGCGCGCCCGTGAGGATTATAACGCCACCAGCCTGAAGGCGGTCGTCTCGATGCCGTGGGCGGTGTTTTACGACAATGCTATGCCGCTGGGCTCGGCGTATTTCTGGCCGATCCCGAACGCCGGGCGCTACTCGATGACGCTCAACGTCAAAGCGCCGCTTTCGCCGGTCACTGACATTCTGGCCGATATGGGCCTGCCGCCCGAGTTCGATGAGGCGCTGATGTACAATCTCGCCTGCCGGATGCGCACCCTTTACCAGATGCCGGCCGATGCGCAGCTTATCGGGCTTGCCCGCGCGGGGATGGGGACGATCCGCTCGGCCAACGCGCAAATTCCGTTGCTCAAGATGCCGACCGGGCTTTCGCGCGGCGGCCGCTTCAACGTGTTTAGCGGGCAGGGCCGGTGAAGGTCGATCTGGTCAACGGCGCTTATGTCGGCCGTTCGATCATTGCCAACGATCAGCGCTGTGTGAACCTGTTTCTCGAAGAGTCTCCCGGCGACAGTCCGTTCCCCACCGTCCATTACCCCGCTCCGGGCCTTGTGAGGGTGGCTACAGCGCCGACACAGGGTTGGCGGGGGCTCTACGCCGTCCGCTCCACGGGCGACCTCTACGGGGTTTGTGGGGCGACGGTCTATTATATCGGAACGGATTGGAGCTTCACGGCGCTGGGCGCCTTGAGCACGAGCTCGGGCCCGGTTTCGATAACGGACAACGCCTACACCGTGCTGATCGTGGACGGGACGGCATCGGGCTATCAGATCGACATTCCGACGAAGGGATATTCGCGGGTTACCGATGCCAACTTCTACGGGGCCAATCGGGTCGGCTGTCTCGATACCTATTTCATCGCCAATCGGCCCGGAACGCAGAACTATTACATCTCGCTCACCAACCAGGCCGCGTGGGACGCGCTGGACGTAGCGGCCAAAACCGGATCGCCCGACAAGCTCGTCTCTCTCGCGGTGATGCACAATGAAATCTGGCTGCTCGGGCAGACATCCTCGGAGGTCCACTACAATTCCGGGGATGCGGCTTTCACATTCGCGCGGATGCCGGGCGTGTTCATCAACCACGGGTGCATGGCCCCGCAGTCTGTCGCTACGTACGATCAATCAATATACTGGCTCTCGCAGTCTCCCGAGGGCCAGGCCATTATCATGCGCGGCAATAATTACGCCGCAACCCGCATTTCGACCCACGCCATCGATGCCGAGATGGGCAAATACGGCCTCATCAGCGATGCAATCGGTTCGTGTTTTCAGGTCGGCGGCCACACGTTCTACCAGCTGACGTTCCCGAGCGCCGATGTCACCTGGGTTTTCGACGAGGCGACCAAGCTGTTTCACCAGCGCGCCTCGATTGATTCTGATGGCGTTTTTCACCGGCACCGGGCGGCTTGCATTACCTCGGCTTATGGCGGGATTGTCTGCGGCGATTACGCCGATGGGCGGCTCTATCGGATGAGCCTCGATGCCTATGACGAGGATGGTACGCCGATAGTCTATCTGCGGACGTTCCCGCACATGATCAATGACGGGCGGCGCTGCACTTACCAGCGCTTTGTAGCCGATATGGAAGTCGGTAACGCTTCGGCGGGGGATGCCCCTCAGGTTTCGCTAAGATGGTCCGATGATCGCGGGGCATCGTTCGGTGATGCCGTGATGATGCCGCTAGGCAAAACCGGCGAATATCTCACGTCG